TATGCAGATGCTTTAAACTATTTGTTCTTAGGGTTTGCAATGCTAGTTGAGGATTCTAACAAAAAAGACATAATATCTGGCACAGAATGAATAAATATTTAAAAGCACAATCCTGGTGTTTAGAAAATAATATAAAAGTTTATATAGTTCCTATTAAGGGTAAAAAAAAATGCTATGTAGAAATAAATGATAATGGTGAGCTTATAAGATCACCTAAAACTTATGCATATCAAAAAGATGCAAGTAGTAAAATATGGGATTTGTATTTATATTTGTACAATAAAAAAAGCAAACATGATTAAAAAAGTAAACATCAAAGAAATTAAAGAGAACCCTAACAATCCAAGATATGTTGTTGATTCTAAATTTAAAAAATTAGTTAAATCAATTAAGGAGTTTCCAGAAATGTTGGAAAAACGACCAATTGTAGTTGATGAAAATATGATTGTACTTGGTGGCAATATGAGATTAAAAGCATGTAAGTCAGCTGGTTTATTTGAGGTTTATGTACATCAAGCCATTGGTTGGACAGAAGAACAAAAACAAGAATTTATTATTAAAGATAATGTTGGTTTTGGTGATTGGGATTGGGATATATTAGCAAATGAATGGGATACAAAAAAATTAAATGAATGGGGTTTAGATTTACCAGAGTTTGATGAAATACAACTAGATGCAGAAGAAGATGATTATACTGAACCAGAACAAATAAAGGTTGATGTTGTTTTAGGTGATTTAATAGAGATAGGCGAACATAGGTTATTGTGTGGTGATAGCACAGATGCAGATCAAGTTGTTATATTAATGAATGGTCAAAAAGCAGATATGGTTTTTACTGATCCACCTTACAATGTAGCTTTTAATGGTAGGAGTGGTAAATTTGATGTTATAAAGAATGATAATATTTCTGATAATGATTTTGAAAACTTAATAAATGGTTTTGTATCAATATTAAATATATTAAAACCTAGTTGCTATTATGTATGGTGTAATTGGAAATTTTATGGCTTATTACAAACCAAATTAGATTTTAAAGCATGCATAGTTTGGGCAAAAAATGTTTTTGGTTTAGGTAGAGGTTATAGACATCAACATGAGTTTTGTTTATTTAATGGTAAGTTGGATGAAGGTATTAATAATGAAAGTGATTTGTGGGAAATAAAAAAAGATGCAAACTATATGCATCCAACTCAAAAACCAGTTGAATTAGCTAATAGAGCAATAAATAATCACAAAAAAGTAAAAATTTTAGTTGATCTTTTTTTAGGTTCTGGTTCAACTATGGTTGCAGCACATCAACTTAAAAGAAAATGTTATGGTATGGAACTTGATCCAAAGTATTGTCAAGTAATTATAGATAGGATGTTAAAACTAGATCCAGATCTAATTGTTAAAATAAATGGTAAAAAGTATAATTTAAAAACCTAATATAAAAAGCCAGGTGGAAGCTATTGGCATTAGGTAATTAAAGGGGGTTTTTTAAACTCCCTTTTTTTTGTGTAATTTTATAGCATGAAAAGAACCAACAAAACCAACATACTAAAAAAGAAGTTATTAGAAGCTCTTGAATTATCTTTGGGTGTTGTTACAACAGCTTGCAAAAAGGTTGGATGCAATAGAGCAACTTATTATGATTATTATAATAAAGACAAAGCATTTAAGTTAAAGGTTGATGAAATACAAAATGTGGCTTTAGATTTTGCAGAGAGCCAACTACATAAGCAAATACAAGATGGGAATACAACAGCAACTATATTCCTACTTAAAACAAAAGGAAAAAAGAGAGGTTATGTTGAAAGGCAAGAAATACAACATGATGGCTCTATTGAAAGCAAACTAATTGAATGGACACCAGCCAAAGACAAAGAGTAAAAGAATATTGTAATAAACAATTTTATCAAGCTGTAAAAACTACTAAGAGATTAAATATATTTCAAGGTGGTACAAGATCTGGTAAATCCTGGAGCTTAATGCAATATTGTTTGTATCTAATGACAACCGAACAAAAACCATTGACTATTTCAATAGTTAGGAAAACACTACCAGCACTTAAAAGGTCGGTATTAAGGGATTTTCTACACATTTCTAAGGAATTAGGTATATATTGGAATGGAGTGCATAACAAGTCAGAAAACACATTTGAATTTAATGGGCATACACTAGAGATGTTTAGTGCTGATGATGCTCAGAAAATTAGGGGATCAGCGAGAGATATACTTTGGATTAATGAGGGCAATGAATTGTTTTTTGAAGATTACCAACAGCTAGTAATGAGAACTAGAAAGCAAATATTTATTGATTTTAACCCGTCTGATCCAGTACATTATCTTTATGATTTAGCCGAAAGGGATGATGCCGAGCTTTTTTTATCTACTTACAAAGACAATAAGTTTTTGCCTAAAGAGTTAGTTAATGAGATTGAAAGGATTAAAGAACGTGATCCAGATTATTGGCGAGTATATGGTGAAGGTCAAAGAGCAGTATTTAGTGAAAAACAAATATTTAAAAATTGGAATTATATACCACATAAAGATTTTCCACAATTAGATGATGAGGTGCTAGGATGTGATTTTGGATTTAGCCAGGATCCTCTAGCGATTGTAAAAGTTGGAAAGCATAATGATAATTTATATATACATGAGCTTATTTATAAAAAAGGAATGACAAACAGAGATATTGCCGAGTTTATTAAACAACAAAAGCTAAATGATATGCTAATGTATTGTGATAGTGCTGAGCCAAAAAGTATTGAGGAGCTTAGACAGATGAGTGTATTGGCAAAGGGTGCTGTAAAAGGACAAGGCAGTATTAATGCTGGTATTTCATTGCTTAAAGAGTTTGATATATATGTCAGCGAGGAATCAACAAACATACTAAAAGAACAATTATCATATATTTATGATGAGCTTAAAGATGGCACAATAATTAACAAACCAAAAGTTAATCAGGCGGATCACCTTTTAGATTCAATCAGATATTGTGTTTATAGTAGATGGCGAAATAGAAATGATTTTTTTGTTGTATAATAAAAGAATTTAATATTTTGTATTTTTACATAAAATTTTATTTTAATGGCATCATTCTTTGACAGATTCAGAAACCTAATAACCAAAAATGCACAACAAACAGCAGATGAATATAACAGAGCCATCTACAACTGGCTAGGTGAAAGCATTGTTTGGAATCCAGAAAACGACACAACATATATCAACGAGGGTTACAGAAAAAATGCAACTGTATATTCCCTAGTAAATATTATAGCAAAAGCAGCATCATCAATACCATTTCAAGTTTATGAAAAGGTAAATGATAATGACTATAAAAGATATAAGGCAATGAATAGTGGCACACTAGATTCTAGTGTAATGCACAAAGCTGATTATTTAAAAAAGAAAGCATTAGTTGAATTATATGATACTGATTTACATAAATTATTGGAACGACCAAACCCAGCTCAATCCTATGCATCATGGATTACTGAGCTAATTGCATTTGGTAAATTAACTGGCAACAGGTACATTTATGGTATTGCTCCAGAAACTGGCAATGGTGCCGGTAAATACAAAGAATTGTATGTTATGCCTAGCCAATTAATTGAAATTGTATCTGGTGGTATTATGCAACCAGTTAAAGAATATCAAATTGAATACAATGGGCAATATAAAATTCCAGCTGATCAAATTTGCCATATAAAAGATTTTAACCCATACTTTGATGGTAGTGGCTCACACTTATATGGGCAATCACCACTTAGAGCTGGTTTACGATCAATGACTACAAATAATGAAGCGGTACAAACTGGAGTTAAGTATTTGCAAAACCAAACTGCCAGAGGTGTTTTAATGAGTGATGAGGGTGATTTAAATGAGATGCAAGCTCAACAATTAAAAGATAAATTTAGAAAAAACTTTCAAGGTTCTGATAATGCTGGTGATGTTATTATAACTCCAAAGAAATTATCTTGGGTTAACTTTGGATTAAATGCTAGTGATCTTAGTTTAATTGAACAATACAACGCATCAATTAAAGATTTATGTAATATCTATAATGTGCCAGTTACTTTACTTAACAATACGGAAAGCTCAACATTTAATAACGTAAAAGAAGCTAAAAAAGCATTATATCAAAATTGTGTTATTCCAGAGCTTAATAAAATTGCTGATGAGCTTAATAGATGGTTAGCACCTAAATATGGTGATAAACTTTGTATTGAATTTGATTATAGTGTTATACCAGAATTACAAGAGGAAACTGACAAGGTTGTTGATCAAATGTCTAAGGCATGGTGGCTAACTCCAAATGAAAAGAGATCAGCTATGAGTTTTGGAACTGATGAGGAAAATGAAATATTAAATGAGTATTATATACCAGCTAATTTAATTCCAGCATCTGGCAATGATATTGACATTGAAGATCCGCAACCAATAGCTGTGGAAGATAGTGCTGAAAAAA